AAGAGCAAGATGCGATTGTGACGATGAAAGCTGCGCGCTTGAAAGGCTACAGTTATCGCGACATAGTCAAGATCATTGCCAAGAAGCACGGTATCGACATCAGCCATGTCACCGTTCGCAAGATCATTACAGGAGAGCATTATGACTTCGTCCACCAGCCCTAAGACAAAGAAGAAGGCCACGAAGCCTAAAACAACAAATCCGTCCAGAGCCGCCAAAGCTGCAAAGGAAGCTGCGGACTTAATGTCCCAGAGCAGCCAGCAGCAGCCAAACTTCTTTTTGCAGTTTTTGAAGAAGTATAAGGACGATCCGGCTGGTTTCGTGCGCGATGTTCTGCGCGTCCGCCCGGACCCGTGGCAAGTCAAGTTTCTTGAGGCGATCAGTAAAGGCCACCGCCGTATCTCGGTGCGTTCTGGCCACGGTGTAGGCAAGTCTACTGCGGCGTCCTGGGCGATGTTACATTACTTCTTGACGCGCTATCCGGTCAAAGTGGTCGTCACTGCGCCGACATCCAGCCAGTTGTTCGACGCTATGTTCGCCGAACTCAAGCGGTGGGTCAATGAGTTGCCGGATGTTTTGAAAACGTTGGTTGAAGTTAAAAGTGATCGTATCGAACTCAAAGCCTCACCGACTGAAGCCTTTATCTCTGCGCGTACATCCCGCGCCGAGACGCCGGAAGCATTGCAGGGTATCCACTCGGATCATGTTTTGCTGGTGGCCGATGAGGCGTCCGGTGTGCCGGAGAGCGTGTTCGAGGCTGCGTCGGGTTCGATGTCTGGCCACAGCGCCACGACCTTGCTTCTAGGCAACCCGACCAGAAACACAGGTATGTTTTACGACACGCACAACCGCCTCAAAGGCGAGTGGAAGACTTTTCATGTGTCGTGTCTCGACAGCCCGCGTGTATCGGAAGACTTCGTCAAAGAGATGCAACTTCGATACGGCGAAGATAGTCCCGCCTATCATGTGCGCGTTCTGGGTAACTTCCCGCCACGCGAAGAAGACACCGTGATCCCCGTTGAACTGATTGACGGGGCTATGAACCGGGATATGGGCGTGAACGAGAACGCTGTCGGCGTGTGGGGTTTGGACGTTGCGCGTATGGGTAGTGATGCCAGCGCCCTAGCCAAGCGCCGAGGTTCCGTCGTCGAAGAAATACAGACCTGGAAAGGGCTGGACTTGATGCAGTTGACGGGGGCCGTCGTGGCTGAATACGAGGCACTGCCGCCTAGCAAGCAGCCAGTCGAGATATTAGTCGATAGTATCGGACTTGGAGCTGGTGTTCTTGACCGTCTGCGTGAATTGGGCTTGCCAGCCAGAGGTATTAACGTGGCCGAAAGCCCGGCGATGAAAGGCACATACGCCAATTTACGGGCCGAGCTTTGGTTTAAAGCCAAGGCCTGGCTGGCAAATCGTGATGTGAAGATACCTAAAGATGAAGTCTTGTTCGCCGAATTAGCTGCGCCAAGATATAGCTTTACCTCCGCCGGTAAGATGCAAGTCGAGAGTAAGGAAAGTATGAAGAAACGCGGCCTTGGAAGTCCCGACAAAGCGGATGCGCTGTGTCTTTGTCTAGCCACAGATGTATCTACGGCACTGCATGGATACTCACTGTCCGCCGCGAACAAAGGCCCGTTGCGTAGAAACATAAGGGGACTTGTGTAGTTAGACTATATTAGACTATATAAGACATAGCTCCTCTGCTTAGGGTAGAGCGGCGCGAATAGGGTTTTCCTCCTCTCCTTCCCTTATTCGTTGCTTTAGGGGGTCGGTGCGCGCAATCACCGGCCCCCTTTTATTTAGACAAAACAAAGTGTATTGTCGTGTCTCTAAAAGTTGACGGAGGGGGTCCGTGAATGACAGAGACGAAAACTTGCAGTCGCTGTAATCACGAGCGGCCAATAAAGGAATATTCTAGCAGACGCACGTTCTGCAACAGATGTCATAATCTTAGCCGCAGATATAAACTTAACTACGCCGAACTTGTAGATTTGCTTGAAAGTCAGGGCGGCCAGTGTGCTATTTGTTCATGTGAACTAGATGCTGAAACCGACAGCCATGGCCGTCAAAGCGTCGTAGATCACTGCCACGACACTAACATTGTACGCGGAATTTTGTGCCATCCCTGCAATCTCATGCTAGGCTATGCAAAAGATCGCGCAGTTGTGTTACAAGAGGCAATTCTGTATTTGGACAAAAAGCGTTCCGCCGAGCGTAAATAGGACAAACTAGATGGCGAAATACCGCGACAACAGTAAACCCTCCGACGAGGAAATCGACATGGCCGCTAACGGTGAGATGCCGGAGGACATGGAGGAAGAAGATGGGTTTCAGGGCGTCACTGAAGACGACTTGCACGGTATTGTCTCAGCCGAGATAGATGATGCCGTCGATTATGTTGACGATGTTATCAGCCCTCAGCGAGCAACCGCCGGTGAATATTACAAGGGCGAGCCGTTCGGAAACGAAGAAGAAGGGCGCAGCCAAGTCGTATCAATGGACGTGCGCGACACCGTCCAGGCTATCATGCCGTCAATCATGCGCGTGTTCTTCTCCGCCAGCAATGTTGTCGAGTATGCGCCGAACGGGCCGGAAGATGTGCAGAGCGCCGAGCAGGCGACGGAATACGTCAACTACTGTCTGACCCGCGATAATAACTTCTTCAACGTCTGTTACTCGTCCTTTAAAGATGCGCTGATCCGTAAGAACGGTATCATGAAAATTTGGTGGGACGAAGAAAAGAACGTCGAGACTATCGACTATACCGGACTAGACGAACAATCCTTCACTGTTCTGGTATCCGACCCAGACGTAGAACTTCGTGACGTTCAAATCGAAACCTCAGAAACAGAAACTGCTGGCCCTGACGGTATGATGATGATGTCGCAGACGCCTGCGACGTACTCTTGCACCGTTGTCCGCACAACAACTAAGGGCCGCGTTGCTGTAGCGTCTGTTCCGCCTGAAGAGTTTTTGATCGACCGCCAAGCGAAATCTCTGGAAGAAGCCGAATTTGTCGGCCACCGCCGGTATGTAACTGTCTCCGATCTTGTTAAGATGGGTTACGACCTCGACGAGATTGAAGACCTTGGCTACGAAACAACCGAAGATTTTAATGGGAACGAAGAGGCCTTCGACCGGAATCCGGACGCAACGATACTTGGCGCGGGCCGAACAGACCTCGCAAGCCGTAAGATCGAATATATTGAAGCGTACCTCTATGTAGATATGGACGGCGACGGTATCGCCGAACTGCGCCGTGTCTGTGTCGGGGGCAGCGCCTACAGGATTCTGCACAACGAGCCGTGCGATCACATTCCGTTTGTAGACTTCTGTCCTGATCCAGAGCCACATACCTTCTTTGGTATGTCGATTGCGGATGTCGTCATGGACATTCAGCTTATCAAGTCGAATATCCTGCGTAATATGCTCGACAGCCTAGCGCAGTCGATTCACCCGCGTACTGCTGTTGTCGAGGGTCAAGTCAACCTCGAAGACGTAATGAACACCGAAGTAGGCGGTGTCATTCGTATGCGCGCACCGGGCATGGTGCAGCCGTTCTCCCAGCCCTTTGTCGGCCAAGCAGCGTTCCCGATGTTGCAGTATATGGACGAACTGCGCGAGAACCGCACGGGCATCAGTAAGGCTGCTGCGGGTCTTGATGCAAACGCGCTTCAGTCGTCTACCCGCGCTGCGGTCGCGGCGACAGTCACCGCAGCACAGCAGCATATTGAACTCATCTGCCGTATCTTTGCGGAGACGGGTATGAAGAGCCTGTTTAAGAAGGCGCTGTATCTTGTGACGACGTATCAAGACGCGCCGCGTATGATCCGTCTGCGCAATCAGTTCGTGCCGATTGACCCGCGTGTGTGGGATGCGAGTATGGACGTTCTCGTCAATGTTGCGCTTGGCACCGGAACTAACGAAGAGAAACTGGCGTTCCTCGCACAAGTCGCTCAGAAGCAGGAAATGCTGATCCAGCAAGGCGGTGTGCAGAACAACCCGCTCGTTGACCTGGCGCAGTATCGTAATACCTTGGCGCAGATGTTGGCTCTGGCTGGGTTCAAAGACCCCAATATGTTCTTCAAAGACCCTGCTACTCAGCCACCGCCACCGCCTCCCGCACCACCGCCACCTTCGCCTGAAGAAATCTTGGCGCAAGTGCAGGCACAATCTATCCAGGCCGACATTCAGAAGAAGGCCGCCGAACTTGAACTTGAGCGCGAAGAGATGCTTCGTAAGGATGATCGTGAGCGCGACAAGATCGATGCCGATGTTATGCTGCGAGCTGCGGAACTAGAAGCTAAGTATAACACGCAAGTAGACACGGCCAGCATCCAGGCCATGATGCAGCGTGACCGCGAGTTTATGAAGCAGGCAATGGCGCAGCCAGTGGCTCCGCCTCCGGCCCCAGAACCCGCCCCACCACCTCCAATGCCTGAAGGCCCGATGCCACCTGAAGGGATGATGTAATGGCGCTACTTCCTACTCGTATGCAGTATCAGCCCCTTGTCGGCCCAGAGAACATGATGTCTTTGTTGCCGCGCTTTGAATATCAAGGCGGCCCTGCGAGCGTGACGATGCCTTCTGCGCCGCCTATTATGGATATGCGAACGCCGCAAGTTATGCCTGCGGAGCGAGTCCCTGCGCCAGCACCAGTCCCTGCGCCAGCACCAGTCCCTGCGCCAGCACCAGCCCCTACGCCAACACCTGCGCCAACACCTACGCCAACACCTACGCCCACGCTAGCTGAAATGCGCGGTCTGGTTGACGGGGGCGCCGACCTAAGCGTGTTGCCAAACATGGCGGATGTTCTGCGGGACCGGTATGCTTATAGTATGCCTGCGTCGCCGTATGTGCGTCCTACCCTTGATCCGTCGCTAGACTACGCCACGCGAAATGACCAACAGGGTTATTTCTTTGTAACGAACAAGGGCAAAGCGGCCAAGACTAAAGCAAGCAAGTCCGGTTTTATTCCTCTAAATCCGAACTGGCAGTACCGGATTGTTAATGAACGCGGAAAGAACCAAATCGCTGCCAGCGGCACTGGCGAGCAGGGTCTTCAAGATGTTTATACGATGGCTCAGCGTCTTTCTGCGGAACAGGGTAAAAAAGCTAACTGGAAAGTCGAAGTCTTTGATCCGTCCGTCGGCTCTTGGAAAGTATACGCCGATGACGACCCACCCGGCGGTGTTGGCAAAATTATTGGCGACGTAGCTCTTGGCGCGGGCGTAGGCTTGTTGGGCGCGGCTACTGGCGGGCTAGGCTTGGCTGCGGTTCCAGCGGCG